GCGTCGAGCGCGGTGAACACCTTATGGTCATCATCGACTCCATCGGTAATCTTGCTTCCAAGAAGGAAGTGGAGGATGCTATGGAAGGTAAGTCGGTTGCCGATATGTCCCGTGCGAAGCAGATGAAGTCCTTGTTCCGTATGATCACACCACATCTCAACCTCAAGGACATTCCTATGGTGGTGGTCAACCATACCTATAAGGAAATCGGAATGTATCCCAAGGACATCGTTGGTGGTGGAACTGGTTCGTACTACTCTGCCGACAACATCTTCATCCTTGGTCGTCAGCAGGAGAAGGATGGAACCGAACTCACTGGCTACAACTTCATCATTAATGTCGAGAAGTCGCGTTATGTGAAGGAGAAGTCGAAGATCCCAGTAAATGTATCCTTTGAAGGTGGAATCAGTCGTTGGAGTGGTTTGCTTGATATTGCTCTGGAATCTGGTCATGTCGTCAAGCCATCGAACGGTTGGTATGCGCGAAAGGGTGAAGATACAAAGTGGCGTATCAAGGAAACAGACAGTAAGGAATTTTGGCTCCCGATTCTTACAGATAAGACCTTCAGCGATTTCGTAAAAAATAAGTATGCGATTTCTAATGGAGACATCCTTACCACCGATGCGGAGATCATGGCAGAACTGGAAAAGATTGATAATGATGAGGAATGATGAACACAACTATTCAGAAGGTAATTCTTCAGGGACTCGTATTTAACGAAGGGTATTCTCGCAGAGTTTTGCCCTTCATCAAGGAAGAATATTTTTCAGAGAACAGCGAAAGAAAGGTATTTGCAAAGATATATGATTACATCAATTCATACAACAAACTACCGAACAAAGATGCGCTCGTCATTTCCCTGCAAAATGACAAGGACTTGTCCCAAGGAGAATATGAGAAATCTCAGCAACTTGTTGGGGATCTCGTATGCACCAACGAAGACGAAGATTGGCTGGTGGATGAAACTGAAAAGTTCTGTAAGGAGCGTGCTCTCTACAACGCTGTTCTGGAATCCATTCAGATCATCGAAGGAAAGAGCAAGACAAAAACACCTACATCACTACCGTCGATACTTTCTGAAGCCCTATCCGTATCCTTTGACACGAATATCGGTCACGACTTTCTCAAGGATGCAGAGAAGAGATACGACTACTATCACAAGATCGAGCAGAAGATTCCCTTCGACATCGAGTTTTTCAACACCATCACGAATGGTGGCGTCCCACAAAAGACGCTGAATGTAGTCATCGCAGGAACTGGTGTAGGTAAGTCGCTATTTCTTTGCCATCATGCTGCAAACTGCCTGATGCAGAACAAGAATGTCCTCTACATCACTTGCGAGATGTCGGAAGAGCGCATCGCGGAGAGAATTGATGCCAATATTATGGACATCACTCTTGACGATATGAAGCATCTGACGAAGCAGATGTATGGTAAGAAACTCTATAATGCGACCAAGGGAGTGACGGGACAACTCATCATCAAGGAGTATCCTACTGCCACTGCCCATGTCAATCACTTCCGTCATCTTCTTGACGAGTTGTTGCTCAAGAAGAAGTTCAAACCAGACATCATCTTCATCGACTATCTGAACATCTGTTCATCTGCCCGTGTCAAGGCATCCGCAACGATGAGTTCATATAGCGTCATCAAGGCAATAGCAGAGGAGTTGCGTGGTCTTGCCATCGAAAGGAATGTTCCTGTGTTCACAGCGACACAGGTGAACCGATCTGGTCACAACAATACGGACATCGGACTTGAGAACACCTCAGAGTCGTTTGGTCTTCCTGCCACTGCTGATCTTATGTTTGCCCTGATCGGAACCGATGAACTTGATCAGAAGAACCAGATCATAGTCAAGCAACTGAAGAACAGATACAACGAACTCACTAAGAACCGTAAGTTCGTGGTAGGCATCAACCGTGCAAAGATGAAATTGCATAATGTGGATCCTTCCGAACAGGAGGATCTGGTAGGAACTGGTGAAGAGGGCGATGTAGGTTCCTCTGGCCATGGAGAAAACATAATCAAGAAATTCAAGAAGAAAGGTAATGTAAATGACTGGAACATTTAATGTGGAGTATCACCCCGTGCAGCGTATCTTGGACAACGACACCCGTAGCCTCGAAGAGAGAATGGCATCGTTGCCATTCGTAAGAGAAGAAGATCTTCCAGAGTGGAAGGAATGGGCGAATCGGGCATTCCCCGACGCTAAGATGTATGTCAATAATAACTGACAAGAAATTTCTGTCTATGGTTTCCTCTTCACTCGACAAGTTCGCGTGGAAGAAGGACAATCTTGCAAACTGTCGTTGTCCTATCTGCGGTGATTCGCAGAAGAACAAGAACAGAGCAAGAGGCTACTTCTACCAAAAGGGAAACAATATTTTCTATCGTTGCCACAATTGTGGTATAAGCACAACTCTATATAAGTTTCTGGAGCAAGTATCTCCTGCACTGTGCAGAGAATATGCACTTGAACGGTGGAAGAAGGGTGAGAATGGACATTCAAATTATACAAAGCCTGAATTCAAATTTGAGCAACCTACCTTCGAAGGAAAGAGAATTGATCTACCTTCGGTGGTGGAATTGCCCAACGACCACGAGTGCAAGGAGTATGTCCTTTCTAGAAAGATCCCGAGCGATTTTCACAGCGATCTATTCTATGCAGAGAACTTTTCTGAATTCGTCCGTAAGTTTGATCCTGAGAAGCAAGTTGGTCAAGAACCCAGGCTGATCATACCTATCCGAGACATAGACGGAAATCTTGTTGGATTTCAGGGTAGAGCGATCTATCCTAGCGAAGTAAAATACATCACGATCAAGTTCAATCCAGATCAGCAATATCTGTGCTATGGTATTGATAGGACGAAGTTGGACGAAAACACATATGTCGTTGAAGGTCCTATCGACTCTATGTTCCTACCGAATTGCATCGCCATTCTGGGTATGAACCACGATTTGGATCCCGCCGTCACAAGACCAATCTTTGTGTTGGACAACGAACCAAGAAATAGAGAAGTCATCAAGCAATATGAGAAGTTGATTAGAAATAATTATAGCGTGTGTATCTGGCCAGACAATATAACACAGAAGGATGTGAACGATATGGTCAGATCTGGTGTGTCTCACAGAGAGATCCTTGAGACAATTAACGAAAACATCTATAGCGGATTGAGCGCAGAATTGAGATTATCGGTATGGAAAAAAGTATAAAGGTATTGGATCATGGTCATGTTGAGTATCTCGATCATATGGGGAGTGATCTTACCGTGGCAAATGCGGCAAGGGTTTCCTTCAACAAGGAAAGTGATTGGGACAGTGATCCAAACTGGACAGGTGCAAGAGAACGAAAACTGTCAGACAAAGACACCAAGTTGATTCGTTACTTGGCAAAGCACAATCACTGGACACCATTCGCTCACCCGCAGATCACCCTGCGTATCAAAGCACCGATATTCGTCAGAACCCAACTTTTCAAGCACAAGGTAGGGTTTGTGGAGAACGAAGTGTCTCGCAGATATGTCGTGGAGGAACCCCAGTTCTACACTCCAATATGGCGAAACGCTCCTGTGGACGGAGCCAAACAGGGAAGCAGCGGATTTGTCACGGAACCATCCGTTCTTATGATGAACGGCTTCCGAGAAACGGCAGAGAAGTGCGTAGAGGTATATAATGGACTATTGGCATCTGGAGTTGCACCAGAGCAGGCCAGAAGCATTCTACCCCAATCAACCTATACAGAGTGGTGGTGGACAGGATCTCTATCTGCGTTTGCCCGCGTGTATAAGCAGCGTACAGACGCTCACGCGCAGTGGGAGGTTCAGAGGTATGCTGACGCAATTGGAGAGATAATTCGTCCTCTTTATCCCGTTTGTTGGGAGCAACTAATAACATAAATAACAGTATATGTCCAGAAAATACGGTGGTACTGATATTCCTTTGCGGCGTGGTTTGGTTCGTTATGGTGACGAATTCACCACCACCCATACTATTGGCGATCTAGAAGAAGGAACGGTATTAGCATATTGCACAGCAGAACTGGCAAATGAATTTCCCGTCTATAGAATAAAACTGCGTGGTCAGGGTGAATTTCATTTCTTGGATGAAAAGAACAATAGATGTGTAAAGATCATAGGTGGTGTGGATAAGAAGCAGAGCATCATAGATGCTCTTATGGAAGCAAGAGATGCCGACATTCCACTTACGGTAGTGGATAATGAAGAAAATAAAGTTGTTATAACAGAACAACCAATCGTAAAAAGCATTTCTGGACAAAGAGGTGAGAAAGGCGAAAAGGGAGAAACTGGTCCTCGTGGAATGATGGGACCAGAAGGATCTCAAGGCGCAAAGGGTGAGAAGGGAGATAAAGGTGATCCTGGTCAGAATGGACTCGACGGTGTTGCTGGCCCGCAAGGGGAAAAGGGTGACAAAGGCGAACCAGGCCCCCAAGGCAATAAGGGGGAGAAGGGAGACCGAGGTGAGCAAGGACAACGCGGAGAAATCGGTCCCCAAGGCCCACAAGGAATTGGGGGAGAACGGGGTCCAATCGGACCTCAGGGTGTCGCTGGCGAGAAAGGAGATCAGGGAATACCTGGCCCGCAAGGAAAGAGAGGCCCTGAAGGTGCAGTTGGACCACAAGGAGCAAAGGGAGATCGTGGTGACCGCGGAGAGAGGGGCGAACGCGGCGAACAAGGTATTCAAGGTCCTGTGGGTTCTCGTGGCGAGATCGGTCCTATGGGGCCAGCGGGTGCGGTTGGACCTGCTGGACCTGCTGGCAAAGACGCGATACTAGAAGCATCGTTTCCACTCCTCTACGACAAGGAAACAAAGGAACTAAAGTTAGAGACAAAGTTCATAGAGGATAAGTTGAGTTCCGCATATACCACTCAAAGCGGTGGTGGTGGTAATGTTTCTGTATTCAAGGATGGACAGAAGATAGTAAAGAACCTTCGCAATATAAACTTTGCAGATGGTTTTACTGTAGATGTAAATAAAAACAACATAACTGTCACTGCTCTTGGAACTGGCGGCGGTGGAGGTGGGGGAACTGGTGAGCAGGGTCCACCAGGTCCTCAGGGTCCAAAAGGAGATACTGGAGACACGGGACCACAGGGTCCAGCAGGTGAAAGCACATTCACATATGGTCCAACAGCACCAGTAGGTGCTGCACACGGTGATCGTTGGTTTGACAGTACAACTGGTCGTTATTTGGTCTATATGAATGACGGTGATTCATACCAGTGGGTAGAGATTACTGGTATAAAGGGCGATACGGGAGTTCAAGGTCCGAAGGGAGACACTGGCGATCAGGGTCCGCCTGGAGAAAGCACATTCACCTACGCACCATCTCCACCATCACCAGCGGCCCACGGTGATCGTTGGTTCAACAGCACAACAGGTAGATACTTCACATACTTCAACGATGGAGATTCGTACCAGTGGGTGGAAATTTCGGTAGTACCGACTACCAATCTTTCACCATCTTTCAACACTGTTGAAGTTACAAGTTCGTCATATCAGGCGACTTCCTTGGATTATTATATCGGTGTGAACTATCCTGGCATAGTCACCATTACTTTGCCATCAAATCCTACAACTGGTAAGACCGTAACTGTGAAGGATGAATCTGGCCATGCAGGATATGCTAATAGATACATTATGATAGTTCCATCGAACACTAATGATTACATCGACAATCAGGATTCGGCAATAATAAATCTAGATAATGCAGCACTACAGTTCATCTATAGAGATGGATGGAGAATAATATGAGTTACTTGTTCAACGATCAGATACGATTCAAGGGAGAAGCGATAGATGCTTTTGCTCGTCTAAAGGTCAGCACTCCATTTACTCTATTCGATTCCCAGCATCGCTATCAGGAAAACGACAAGTGGGATACTCTGACTGCTTCTGGGGGAACAACACAATTTAAGACAAATGAAAGCACACTGGATCTTAAAGTAACTACCGCTTCTGGTTCAAAAGTATATAGAGAAACCAAAAGAGTGTTCCCATACCAGCCAGGAAAATCTTTATTGGTGTTATCAACATTTGTATTTGCACCAAAACAGACAAACCTCAGACAGAGGATTGGTTTTTTTGGAATGCAAAATGGAATATATCTTGAGCAGACAAACAATACGGTATATCTCGTTCTGAGGACATATGTGAGTGGCTCGGTAGATGATACGACATATAAGGTGGCACAATCGGATTGGAATGGAGACAAATTCAACGGTTCTGGTCCTAGCGGAAGAACTCTTGACCTTACCAAGGCAAACATTCTGCTGATGGACATAGAATGGTTGGGTGTCGGTGATGTTCGTGTTGGTTTCATAGTCGATGGAAGACCAGTGATTGCCCATACTTTTCATAATGACAATCTTCGCTCAACGGTATACATGACCACCGCATCTCTGCCTTTGCGTATGGAGATAGAGAATGTCGCAGCGACTGCATCTGCCTCTACTGCAAAGCAGATATGCAACAGCGTGATGTCCGAAGCAGGATTTGAAGGATTCAGCAGAAGATTTAATATTTCTTCGGGAACGACACCTTTCAATCTGACAAATGCCGACACATACTATCCAATAGCATCCATTCGTCTAAATTCAAACCGTCTCGATTCGGTGATTGTACCATCGAATGCCAGCCTTATCGTGACATCGAATACATGGGCTCAGTACAGAATAGTATTGAATGGAACATTTGGTGGGACTTCTCCAACTTGGACAACCCATTATAATGGAAATGTTGATTATGTCCTCCACACAAATACCACAACTCTTAGTAGTGCCACGGATGTCATAGGTGGTTATATCAACAACGGTGGAACCTTGGTCGTCAATGAAGCAAATGACTTCAATTTCCAATTAGGAAGAACTCAAGCAGGAGTATCCGATGTATTGACCATTATGGTCGCCGCATCCACCGCAAATACTAAAATAGTTACGGATCTTTCTTGGTTCGAGATCATATAAGGAACTAACATGGCAGGATTTCCAAACACACCATCTATAGGCACAATACACAGCATAGGAACCGTCACTTGGGAATGGAACGGTGTTGCTTGGGTAGTCAAGAGCGGTACTATCGTTGATATTGCTTTGTCCGATCTGTCTGATGTTACTATAAGTTCACCAAATTCAAATCAAGTTCTGAAATACAACGGTTCAGAATGGGTGAACGACAACCTCGACGGCGGCACTTTCTAACCACTACATATCAAGCACAAAAGCAGTTGACAACACAATCGGTTGTGGTATGATATTCATCAAAGGAGTTATTATGAGTTTACCTACACTTTACCAAGATTTCATTCACCTTTCCCGTTATTCAAGATGGCTTGAAAAGGAGAATAGAAGAGAAACTTGGGAAGAGACAGTGAAGCGTTATTTCGATTTCTTCGAGGCACACCTCAAGGATAATCAAAAATTTATACTATCGGGTGATCTAAGAAATGAACTTGAGCAAGCAGTTCTCAATCTTGAGATCATGCCAAGTATGCGTGCTTTGATGACAGCAGGAGAAGCACTGGAAAGGGACAACACTGCTGGCTACAACTGCTCATATGTGGCTGTAAATCGTGTAAGAGCATTCGATGAAATCCTCTACATCCTGATGTGTGGTACAGGTGTAGGTTTTAGTGTGGAGCGTCAATATGTCGAGAAACTTCCTACAATCGCTGAACACTTTACTGACTCAGATACAATCATCGTTGTCCAAGACAGTAAGGCTGGTTGGGCTAAGGCTTATAAAGAACTTATCTCCCTGCTTATTGGAGGTCAAGTTCCAAGATGGGACATCTCAAAGGTTCGTCCTTCTGGCGCGCGCCTCAAGACATTCGGTGGAAGAGCATCGGGTCCTAAACCTCTCGAAGATCTTTTCCGATTCACCAGTGATACTTTCCGAAGAGCCGCCGGCAGGAAACTCACATCTATTGAGTGCCACGATATTGTCTGTAAGATTGCAGAGATTGTCGTGGTCGGAGGAGTGCGTAGATCTGCTCTTATTAGCCTATCGAATCTCACCGATGAAAGAATGCGTGATGCTAAGACTGGC